CTTGGAACATGCCACAAAACGCACTCGCACCGCAGCCTAGCAATCGACTGCTAGATTATTTGGTGCAAAACGCGCCACCTAAAATATTTCCGACGGCGGGGCGGGTTTTCCTTGAGTCAATGCAAGGCAAACGCGACCCTATTACTGAAGCTGACTTTACCCCCGAAGAACTTAAAAAGTTGCGTCAAGTTATTGAGCTAACGGAAGGCCGAGGTAATGTGCAATATAAAGATTACGTAAACCAAGCAAAAAAAACTTTAAGAGAAGAAACTCTACCCAACGTAACTTTACCGCCATCAATACTCGCCATAACTAGTGATATAGGAAATGTTGCGTCAACTTTGGGGCGGTTTAGGTACGTACGAGACGCGGACGGCAATCTTCGGGCAATAGACGATTACGACTTTAATCCTGAAGGCACAAAAGGATATACAAACAGCCTTAACCCACTTGTATGGCTGCGTCGGTACGCCGGTGAAAAAATGCCGCCAGGCACCGGCCGGTCGGTAAACATCAACTTGGGTAAGTAATGGCCCAGCAACCCATTTATGACGCCGAGGGCGAGCAGCTCTTAATGAGCCGCCTGTGGGCGCCGACGATCGCGGACGACCCCGAGGCGTTCGTGCTGTTCGCGTTCCCGTGGGGGCAGCCAAACACGCCGCTGGCCAAGTTCAAAGGCCCGCGCACCTGGCAGCGCAAGATCCTGCGCAGGATTGCCGGCCACATCAAGAACAACCGCGGGCAGCTGGACATGGACGCGCTCCGAACAGCGGTGGCGTCAGGCCGAGGCATCGGTAAGTCAGCCTTAGTGTCATGGCTGGTGCTGTGGATGCTGTCAACCCGCATCGGATCAAGCGTGATCGTCAGCGCCAACAGCGAAGCCCAGCTGCGGTCGGTCACGTGGGGTGAGTTGACCAAGTGGCAGGCGATGGTCATCAACAGCCACTGGTGGGAGATCAGCGCGACCAAGCTGGTGCCCGCCAAATGGATCACGGAACTGGTGGAGCGGGATCTCAAAAAAGGTACGCGGTATTGGGCGGCCGAGGGCAAGCTCTGGTCGGAAGAGAATCCCGACAGCTACGCCGGTGTCCACAACCACGACGGCATGATGCTGATCTTCGATGAGGCCTCAGGTATTCCGGACGCCATCTGGTCGGTCGGTGCGGGCTTCTTTACGGAACCCATACTGGACAGGTACTGGTTCGCGTTCAGTAACCCCCGGCGCAACTCAGGGTACTTCTATGAATGTTTTAACGCTAAGCGGGCGTTCTGGCATACGGAGAACATCGACTCCAGAACGGTCGAGGACACGGACAAGCAAATCTATGAGCAGATCATTGCGGAATATGGCGAGGATTCGCCACAGGCTCGGGTTGAGGTCTACGGTGAATTCCCTTCGGCTGGCGAGGATCAGTTTATTGGTGCGGGTGCTGTCGACGATGCCGCCAATCGGCCACGATACAAGGATGAGACGGCGCCAATTGTTATCGGCGTTGACCCAGCTCGCGGCGGCGCGGACGCAACCGTCATCGTCGTCCGACAAGGACGCGACCTGGTAGCAATCAAGCGGTACCACGGCGAGGACACCATGACGACCGTTGGCCGGGTGATTGACGCAATCGAAGAGTACCGGCCGGCACTGACGGTGATCGACGAGGGTGGTCTGGGCTACGGGGTACTTGACAGGCTAAAAGAACAGCGTTACAAGGTGCGGGGAGTGAACTTCGGATGGAAGTCAAGCAAACCGGTCATGTGGGGCAACAAGCGCGCTGAGATGTGGGGCGCGATGAAAGACTGGCTGAAAACTGCCAGCATCCCGAACGATCGGCAGCTCAAGGCCGACCTGACCGGCCCGATGAAAAAGCCCGACTCGTCGGGAACGATCTATCTGGAAGGCAAGAAAGAAATGAAGTCGCGGGGGCTTGCGTCACCTGACGCAGCCGACGCGCTGGCGGTGACGTTCGCGTTCCCGGTGGCCAGCCGTGAATCGGGGTACGAGCGCGCGACAAAACGCAGTGAGGGGTACTCACCGCGCGTAGCAGCCGCAACTGGCTGGATGGGAGCCTGACATGGCAACGAAGAAAAGTGTGTCGTTAAGCGTCGGCCGGGGCGAGAAGCTGCCGGCGTCCAAAGGCGCGGGGCTGACAGCCAAGGGGCGGGCGAAGTATAACGCGGCCACCGGCTCGAACCTGAAGGCGCCAGCACCCAACCCGAAGACAAAAGCGGATGAAGGGCGCAAAAAGTCGTTCTGCGCCCGTATGGAAGGGGTCGTCAAGAACGCTAAAGGCGACGCTGAACGGGCGAAAGCCTCACTTAGACGATGGAAGTGCTAATTATGGCCACCAAACCAGGACTCTACGCAAACATTCACGCAAAACGCGAGCGCATCAAGGCCGGATCGGGCGAAAAGATGCGCAAACCCGGCTCGCCGGGCGCGCCGACCAACAAAGACTTCAAACAGTCGGCAAAAACGGCCAAAAAGGGGAAGTAAATGCCGCTGATTAAGTCAAAATCGGAAAAAGCGTTCAAGCAAAACATTCGCGCCGAGGTAAAATCTGGCAAACCGGTCAAACAGGCCGTGGCTATTGCGTACGCAACCAAACGCGCAGCGGCAAAACCAGCGAAAAAGATGAAATAAATGGACTATACCGGCATAAATAAGGCAGCAAAAGTCGCCGATGTGGGCGGTAATCCGCCGCCGGACGACATCAGCACAGACAAACAAGACGTGCTATCGACCATGCGCAAACGCATGCAGATGGCCATTTCTGCGCTGTCTGAGAGCCGGGAAGACGAGCTGGACGACCTGCGCTTCTATGCCGGCTCGCCGGACAACCACTGGCAGTGGCCTGCTGACGTTTTGGCGACCCGTGGTGCAGTGCAAGGTCAGACAATCAACGCGCGGCCTACGCTGACCATCAACAAGCTGCCGCAGCACGTCCGCCAAGTCACCAATGACCAAAGACAAAACCGTCCAAGCGGCAAAGTTATTCCTGCTGACGACAACGCCGACCCGGAAGTCGCCGAGATCTACAACGGCATGGTGCGGCACATTGAGTACATCTCCGACGCCGACGTTGCCTACGACACCGCTTGCGAGAACCAAGTTGCCTACGGCGAAGGTTACATCCGCATTCTGACGGAATATTGCGACGACGACACGTTCGACCAAGACATCAAGATCGCGCGAGTACGCAACTCGTTTTCGGTCTACATGGATCCCACCATTCAAGACCCGTGCGGCGCGGATGCCAAGTGGTGCTTTATTACCGAAGACCTGCAGCGCGCCGAGTACGAGCGCATGTTTCCGGACGCCAGCCCCATCTCGACGCTGCAGGCCCAAGGTGTGGGCGACCAGTCCATTTCGGTCTGGATCAATCAAGATACGGTGCGTATCGCCGAGTATTACTACGTCGACTACGACAACGCGACACTGAACCTGTACCCCGGCAACATGACGGCTTTTGAAGGCTCGCCCGAGGCCAAGCAGATGAAAGCGATGGGCATCAAGCCCCTCCGCACGCGTCAGGTCCATGCCAAGCGGGTTAAGTGGTGCAAGACCAACGGCTACGAGATGCTGGAAGAGCGTGACTGGATCGGCAAGTGGATCCCGGTCGTGCGCGTCATCGGTAACGAGTTTGAGGTTGACGGCAAGCTGTACGTGTCGGGTCTGGTGCGTAACGCCAAGGATGCCCAGCGCATGTACAACTACTGGACGAGCCAAGAGGCCGAGATGCTGGCCTTGGCGCCCAAAGCGCCGTTCATTGGTTACGGCGGCCAGTTTGAAGGCTATGAAATGCAGTGGAAGACGGCCAATACGCAGAACTGGCCGTATCTGGAGGTCAATCCGGACGTCACAGACGGCTCGGGGGCTGTCCTGCCGCTGCCACAGCGTGCTGCCCCACCGCTGCCGCAGACTGGCCTAATTCAGGCCAAGATGGGCGCCTCGGACGACATCAAGTCGACCACAGGACAGTACGACACCAGTCTGGGAGCGACATCGAATGAGCGTTCGGGCAAGGCGATTATGGCGCGCGAGCGTCAGTCTGACACTGGCACTTACCATTACGTGGACAATCTGGCACGGGCTATTCGCCATGTCACTCGCCAGATCGTTGACCTGATTCCCAAGATTTACGACACCCAACGGGTTGCCCGCATCATTGGTGTGGATGGTGACACCGACATGGTCAAGCTCGACCCAACTCAGCCGATGCCGGTTAAGAAAATCGTAGACCAGAACAACATCGAGATCGACAAGATCTACAACCCCGGCGTGGGTAAATACGACGTCGTGGTGACCACCGGCCCGTCCTACCTGACCAAGCGTCAAGAGGCACTAGACGCAATGGGCATGATCCTGCAATCCAACCCGCAACTCTGGCAAGTCGCAGGCGACCTGTTCATCAAGAACATGGACTGGCCAGGCGCGCAGGAGATGGCCGAGCGGTTTGCTCGCGTCATCGATCCGAAAGTGCTGGGCGACGGTTCGGACGACTCACCCGAGATGCAGATGGCCAAGCAGCAGATCGAGGCGATGGGCCAAGAGATGGATCAGCTCCAGCAGATGCTGCAGAATGTCGGCAAGTCAATCGAGGTGCAGGACTTGGAGCGCAAGAACTTCGAAGCCGAGATCAAGGCGTACCAAGCAGAAACGCAGCGTCTGTCTGCCGTGTCTGGCGCTATGACGCCGGATCAGGTGCAAGACGTCGTCATGCAGACCCTGCGCGACGTTATGTCGACCGGCGACTTGGCTATGAGCGAGGGTGGGCTGGAGCTGCCGGGCGAGATGGGTGGCCAGCCACCAATGGGCGGCGAGATGGGTGGGATGCCACCGGAAATGCAACAAATGCCGCCAGAAATGGGTATGATGCCACCGGAAATGGGCGAAATGCCTCCTGAGGAACCACGACTATGAGCTGCGCAAACTTTGTAGGCATCCTGTTTTTGGGCCGCGATGTGGCTCACTCGGTGCATCTGAACACCCGTAGCTTCTCAAAGCACATGGCGCTGAACACGTTTTACGACGAGATCGTCGAGCTGGCGGACAAGTTTTCTGAGGCGTACCAAGGCCGCCACGGGCTGATCGGCGCCATCTCGCTGCAGTCGACCAAGAAGCCAGGCAACATTGTGGAGTTTTTGCAAGACCAGCTTGATGAAATTGAAGAGATGCGGTACAAGGTGGTCGATAAGTCGGACACACCTTTGCAAAACATTATTGATGAAATTGTTGGGTTGTACTTGTCCACGCTGTATAAACTAAGGTTCTTGGCATGACCGTACCGGTTTCCCAGACAAAATTTGGTAAGAACGAGCCGTTTGAGGTACAAGTCTCACGCAGCGAGATTCCTAACCATCGTAATGTCACCGTGTTTGGCTACAACGCGGATGTTGACACGACTGAAGTGACCGTCTGGCCGCTGCCGTCCATCATTGCGCATCCAGCAGCCGCACTGCAGATGAAGGTAAGCTCGACCGACGCTAACGACACGTCGGCAGGCACTGGAGCCAGAACAATCGTCATTCAAGGGTTAGATGCTAGTTATAATGAAATAACGGACACGGTTACGCTAAACGGGTTAACCGAAGTGTTGACGTCGAAGTCGTTTTTGCGGGTCAATTATGCTTATGTAGCAACCGCAGGTAGCACAGAGTCAGCCGCAGGTGACATCTATATTGGCACCGGGACTGTGACGGCAGGCGTGCCTGCTACGGTCTACAACATCATTAAGTACGATTTTAACAACACCGTTACTGGCCACTATACGATTCCCGCAGGCTATACCGGCTATCTGGCACAAGGGTTGTTTTCTGCGGGCCAAGCCTCGGGGTCAACCCAAGTTCGCGGACGGCTGTTAACTGCAGGCACCGACGGTATCCGTCGCACTGCAGCCGTCACCACGGTCAACAACGGTGTAGCAGACTATGTGTTTGAGTACCCGTTGCGGATAGAAGAAAAAACCGATATTGAAGCTACCGGTGTAGGCAGCGCCAATAACAATGGTGTTTCTTGCATGTTCATTATTCTTTTGGTTAAAAACACCACAAACTAATTATGGCTAATTACACCTACATCACCGCATCAACCAACATCAAGCCTATGGCAGGCAAGGTAAAGGGTATCTTTGTTAGCTCGGCGTCCAATACGCCGACTATCACGGTCTATGATTCGGCCAGCACAACGACATCTAACAACACTATTTTGGGTACCTTCACCCCGACCGGCGCAACGTCGTACCTGCTGCCGTTGGATGGTGCGTATGCCAAAAACGGAATTTATGTGGCAATTGGCGGAACAGTTGCTGCAACAGTAATTTACGAGTAATCTTGCTGTAAACCGAACTGACGCGGTACGTCAGGGATTCTTTAGGAATCGACAATGTCTGAAGAGATGCAAAACCAGTTAGCGGATTCACCCGCGCCAGAACAGGCACCGACGGCAGAGCCTGTAGCTGAAGAAACACTAGCGCCGGAGAATGAACAGCCGACCGAGCAGCAGACCAAGACCTTCACACAAGAAGAGCTGGATGCGATCGTAGGCAAAAGGCTTGCAAGAGAGCAAAGGAAGTGGGAACGTGAGCAGAGTCGTAGGGCACAAACCGCATCTACACCTGCAGAGCTACCGCCTGTCGAAAATTTTGAGTCCGTTGATGCGTATGCCGATGCACTGGCGACGCGCAAGGCTGAAGAATTGCTGGCAAAGCGGGAACTTGAACGGCAACAAATGGATATGCTTGAGGCGTATCACGATAGGGAAGAGGAAGCCCGAGGTAAGTATGACGATTTCGAACAAGTCGCCTACAACCCTAAGCTACCAATCTCTAACGCGATGGCTGAGACGATCCAAGCGTCGGATATTGGCCCTGACATTGCGTATTACCTTGGGTCTAATCCGAAAGAAGCCGCACGTATAGCCGCACTGAATTCGCCCATACTACAAGCCAAAGAGATTGGCAAAATTGAAGCAAAGATTGCTTCTGAGCCGGTTTTGAAGAAAACGACAAGCGCCCCACCACCTATCGCGCCCATATCGGGTAGAGGCTCTGGAGCGCCGTCTTATGACACGACTGACCCACGTTCTATCAAGAACATGACTACGTCAGAGTGGATTGAGGCGGATCGCCAGCGTCAGATAAAGAAGTGGGAAGCTCAACGTAACCGCTAATTTTTTAGGATATCAATCATGGCAAACTCGATTCTTACCATCGACATGATTACCCGTAAGGCTCTCGAAATCCTTGAGAACAACCTGGTAATCACTCGTAACGTCAACCGTCAGTACGACGATTCTTTCGCCGTTGAAGGCGCAAAAATTGGCTCAACTCTGCGTATTCGTTTACCAGACCGCGCTCTGGTGACCGACGGCGCCGCTCTGCAAGTGCAGGACGACAACGAACAGTTCACCACCCTGACCGTGGCTTCGCAGAAACACATCGGCGTGAACTTCACCTCCGCTGAACTCACCATGCAGTTGGATGACTTCGCAGAGCGTGTTCTGAAGCCTCGTATTTCGCAGCTGGCTTCCAGCATCGATGCTGACGTCGCTAACGCATACAAAGCAATCGGTAACACGGTTGGTACGCCTGGCACCACCCCATCGACTTCGCTCGTTCTGCTGCAAGCTCAGCAGAAGCTGAACGAAAACGCTGCTGTGATGTCGCCACGTTACGCAACGGTTAACCCAGCGGCTAATGCTGGTCTGGTTGAAGGCATGAAAGGTCTGTTCAACCCAACCGACACTATCAGCCGCCAGTTCAAAAACGGCATGATGGGCACTGGTGTTCTGGGCTACGACGAAGTCAACATGTCTCAGTCGATCAAGCAGCACACCAACGGCGACTGGGGCACCACCATCACTGTGACATCGACCGTCACAACTGAAGGTCAGTCCACCCTGCCAATCAGCTTCACTGGCTCGTCTAAGACATGGAATGTCGGCGACGTGTTCACCATCGCTAACGTGTTTGCGGTCAACCCACAGACCCGTGAGTCGACTGGTTCGCTGCAACAGTTCGTTGTGACTGCTGCTGCTACTGGCTCGTCAACTGCTACGCTGTCGATCAGCCCAGCGCTGTACTCGGCTTCGCAAGCTCTGGCTACCGTGTCCGCACTGCCTGCTTCAGGCGCTGCTGTCACTATGGTGGGTAACGCTACTGGCCAGTACGCACAGAACCTCGTCTACCACAAAGATGCGATCACTTTTGCGACCGCTGACCTGCTGATGCCACAAGGCGTTGACATGGCTTCCCGCCAAGTTCATAACGGCATTTCGATGCGTATTGTTCGTCAGTACGACATCAACAATGACCGTCTGCCTTGCCGTATTGACGTTCTGTACGGCTTTAGCACAATCCGTCCGCAAATGGCTTGCCGTATCTGGGGCTAAGCACTGGTGGGGGCTTCGGCCCCCATTAACGACTTTTTAAAGGAAAATTATCATGGCACTTCCTAACGGCGCAGGCGGCTATCAGATTGGTGATGGCAACCTTAATGAAACCAATTTTCAAGTTATCCCAGTACCGGCAACGGCTACTGCAACCGCAACGCTGACCGCAGCGCAAGTGCTTAACGGCATTCTGCTCGGCAGCCCAGGCGCATCGGCTGCCAGCTACACGCTGCCAACCGTAGCTGATCTAGAAGCTGCACTGCCTAACTCCGACAAGCCAGGCGTTTCGTTTGACTTTTCGGTAGTTAACGTCGACGGCTCCAGCTCAGGCGTGATCACACTGGTGACCAACACCGGCTGGACGCTGGTTGGTCTGATGACCGTTGTTGCAACTGCTGGCACGGCGCAAATCTTCCGTGCCCGCAAGAGCGGCGCTGGTACTTGGACTCTGTACCGCATTGGCTAAAAACCTCGGGGGCTTCGGCCCCCGTTATTTAAAGGATAGATCATGCCTAACACTAAAGCTGTTGGTGTTGCGTACTCAGATCCAGAGTTTGAAAGCGTATCGGTTACCGGTGCAATTACTGCCCCGACCATTACGTCTACTGCTACCACAAGTGCAGTCGTCGCTAATGCAACCGCTGGCTTGTATTTTCTGACTACCGCAATTACCGCTAACTCCACCACTACTTCCGCACCTAAAGGTTCAATCGGCACCACCAGCAACGCAACAGGCGCTGGCAAGCTGTTTGTGTCTGACGGCACGAAGTGGCAATTTGCTGTTGTTGCTTAAAAAATAGGGGCTTCGGCCCCTATACACCCTATGACAATTTATCTCCGACACCCGGTTCACGGCACTAAAGTTGCCATCATGGCGCTAGAGGCCGATTTTGATGAACAAAACGGATGGGAGCGGTATAATCCCGACACGCCTTCGGCTCTCGAAGAAGCGGCGCCAGTCAACGAGCTGGAACCCAAACGTCGTCGTAGCCGCCCACCTGTAGAGGTAGCAGCGGCAGAATAAGGAGCATTATGGCAACCGCCTTCGACCAGATTAAAGCGGCGCTTCGGCTTATAGGCCAACTGGCTGAAGGTGAAGAGCCTACACCGCAGGCTGCTCAAGATGCCTTGAACGCCATGAATCAGATGATTGATTCGTGGAATACTGAGCGTCTGGCTGTTTTTTGTACGGAAGACCAGGTTTTCCTTTGGCCGACCGACACCATCACCCGCACGCTAGGGCCAACCGGCGACTTTGTCGGCAATCGTCCTATTTTGATTGACGACTCTACGTACTTCCGCGATCCGCAGACCAACGTGTCTTACGGCATCAAGCTGATTAACCAGCAGCAGTACAACGGGATCGCGGTCAAGACCGTGACCAGCACGTATCCGCAGGTCATGTTTGTCAACAATACCTTCCCTGACATCACAATGACCATCTATCCGAAGCCCACAAGGCTTCTGGAGTGGCATTTCGTGTCGGTGCAGCAGCTGACTAAGCCCGCTATGCTCAACACCGTCTTGTCCTTCCCGCCGGGTTACCTGCGGGCGTTCAAGTACAACTTGGCGATGGAAATTGCCAACGAGTTTGGTGTCGAGCCAATGCCGCAGGTAACCCGAATCGCCATGACGTCCAAGCGTAATCTGAAGCGCATCAACAACCCAGATGACGTGATGTCCATGCCTTACGCGATCGTGGCCAGCAGACAGCGGTACAACATCTACGCGGGTAACTACTAAACCGTGAAGACGCCCATCCTTGGCCAAGCTTATGTGGCTCGCAGTGTCAACGCTGCGGACAGCCGCATGGTCAACCTGTATCCTGAAGCTACACCCGCGCCAGAAGGTAACGAGCCTGCGTATCTAAACCGCGCGCCAGGCTTACGCCGGTTGGCTACGGTTGGCACCGGGCCTATCCGTGGCATGTGGGCGTACGGCAACTACGGCTACGTGGTGTCCGGCTCCCGGCTGTACCGGGTTGACAGCAACTGGACGGTCACCCCGATCGGCGGCGTGTCCGGCACCGGGCCTGTATCAATGGTCGACAACGGTACGCAGCTCTTTATCGCGGCTAACCCAGAAGGGTTTATCTACGACGCGGCGACTGAAGAGTACGCTGAGATTACGGACGTGGACTTTCCCGGCGCGATAACCGTAGGCTATCTGGACGGCTATTTCATCTTCCAAGAACCAAACTCGCAGAAATTTTGGGTGTCTGAGCTGCTGGACGGCACCCAGATTGACCCGCTGAGTTTTGCCAGCGCGGAGAGTATGCCGGACAACTTGGTGTCGCTGTTTGTCGACCACCGCGAGGTTTGGCTGTTTGGCACCCAGTCGGTCGAGGTTTGGTACAACGCGGGCGATGTAGACTTCCCTCTGGCGCGTATTCAGGGGGCGGTCAATGAGATTGGCTGCGCGGCGACCTTCTCGGTTGCCAAGATGGATAACGCGTTGTTTTGGCTTGGGTCAGACGCCCGTGGTCAGGGCATCGTCTTCCGCGCGCAAGGCTACACCGGGCAACGGATATCGACCCACGCGGTCGAGTACGCCATTCAAAGCTACGGCTCCATTTCTGACGCGATTGGTTTTACCTATCAGCAGGACGGCCATTCGTTCTACGTGCTGACCTTTCCGACAGCGCAGAAAACCTGGGTGTTCGATATGGCAACGCAAGCCTGGCATGAACGCGCCGGGTTTGCCAACGGTCAGTTCATCCGGCATCGGGCTAACTGCCAGATGTTCTACAACAACGAGGTGGTTGTCGGCGATTTCCAGAACGGCAAGATTTACGCGTATGACTTGGACGTGTTTGCTGACGACAACCTGCCGCAAAAATGGTTGCGGTCATGGCGTGCGATACCGACCGGCCAGAACAACCTAAAGCGTACCGCCCAGCATACCTTGCAGCTTGAATGCGAGACGGGCGTGGGACTTGTGACGGGTCAGGGCAACGACCCGCAGGTCATGCTGCGGTGGTCAGACGATGGCGGCCATACGTGGTCAAACGAACACTGGACGGGCATGGGCAAGATAGGCAACTACGGCTACCGGGCCTTCTGGCGCCGTCTGGGCATGACTGACAAGCTGCGCGACCGCGTCTACGAGGTGTCTGGCACCGACCCCGTCAAGATCGCCATTATGGGTGCCGAACTCGTATTGTCCGGCACCAATGCCTAATACCGATAACGAACCGCAACTACCCAAGAACCAATCGCCGATTATCGACGATGGTACGGGACTGGTTGGCCGCGACTGGTATCGGTTCTTTGTCAACCTGCTCAATAAAGTTAACGCTGGCGGTGGCGGGGGGTCTGGCACTGTCACGTCGGTCAATGTCTCCGGCGGCACGACAGGTCTGACAACCTCTGGCGGCCCGGTCACAACCTCTGGCACCATCACGCTTGCAGGCACGCTAGATGTCGACAACGGTGGTACAGGCGCCACCACAGCGGCAGGCGCTCGCACCAACTTGAGCGTACCTAGCACGACGGGTAGCGGGGCTACCGGCACTTGGAACATTGATATCTTAGGTAACTCTGGGACGGTTACCAACGGGGTCTACACAACTGGCTCATACGCCGACCCAACGTGGATTACGTCGATTGCAGGCAGCAAAGTGTCGGGCAACATTAGCGGCCAGGCAGGCAGCGTCGCTAACGCCCTGACCGCTGGCACCGGCATTTCGTATAGCGCCGGTACAACGTACGACGGCTCTGCGGCCATTACGATCAGCAATTCAGCCCCTGATCAAACGGTCGTGCTAACCGGCGGTACAGGTATTAGCACGTCGGGCACGTACCCCAGCTTTACAATTACCAACACGTTGCCAGACCAGACGGTCGTACTGACCGCCGGCACAGGCATCAGCACGTCTGGTACATACCCCAGCTTTACCATTACAAATACGGCGCCTGATCAGATCGTATCGCTGACCGGTGCAGGTACAACCAGCGTTACCGGTACATACCCGAACTTCACGATTACATCCAACGACCAGTATGTCGGCACGGTGACCAGCGTCTCCGGCACCGGTACGGTCAACGGCATCAGCCTGTCTGGCACGGTGACGTCCAGCGGCAGCCTGACACTTGGTGGCACGCTCTCTAACGTCAGCCTGACTAGCCAAGTAACCGGCACCCTGCCGATTGCCAATGGCGGTACAGGCCAGACCACTGCCAGCGCAGCGTTCAATGCCTTATCGCCAGTTACTAGCACGGGCGACCTGATTATTGGCAACGGGGTCAATAGCTCGACCCGCCTGCCGATTGGGGCGAACAATTTTGTATTGACATCGAACGGCACGACAGCCGTTTGGGCGGTGGCTAGTGGGTCGGGCGCCACGATTACCAATGACACCACAACGTCCACTAACGTTTACCCGACGTTCGCAGCAGCCACATCTGGCGCGCTGTCGACCATCTATACTAGCAATGCAAAACTACTATACAAACCCAGCACGGGTGAATTAACATCAGAGCATTTAGTAGCTGGCAATGGT